ATGTTGTCTTTGTTCTTGCGTACAGAAGGCCAAAAGAAGTACCCAGACTTCCCACGATGCCGAAGAAACTGCGTAGTCCTACCCCCACCCTTACGCCCCATCTCAGTCCCAGCCCGAGACTTAGCCCCAGCCACCGTCCTATTTGATGAGCCGTGTTTGCCACCACCGAACTCAGCACCAAAGAACACATCACCCCTAGTCACCTTGGTCTTGCGAATCCTGTTCGGTTTGGTTGTAGACACAAACCCAGACTTATCTTGCAACTTGATTGTAGGGATACGGTCACGTTGCGCCCTCATCCCCTTCATCACTTCCAACGCCTGACGATTACGGGTCACCGATGCAGCCTCAAAGGTTGCTGCAACAACAAGTAGCTCTGCTACGCCTTGACTGGCAATACGTGCTTCTTTGTTGAAGTCAGGGTATGTCTTAGACAGATCACGAAGGAAGTCTGCGATGCCTTCAATTTGCACCGGCGCATTCATCGCATCGCTTGCGTTGAATGATCCTGCTCGACCTGCCATACACGAATACTACTTGCCTAGGTGAATGGCTCTCCATCGAAGGTACGCCAACATTGTGAACAGCATTCGTGGTTCTTCTGCCAGCAACACTGAAGGTGCAATCCCTGTCTCGCAAGCGAGATATGAAATTACCCAGTGGGCTGACTTATCTCCAAAGGGACGATCACTGCTTCTGCGCTATCTCCCACTTCGAGTGCTTCAATCTCATCACACCATGATTCAAAGTCCAACCCAGTTTTCTTCAACCGTTTCTCTGCATGCCATCCAAGGTATGCAAGATCAGTCAAGGTAAGTTCGGCTTCAAACTTGGCGACACTGCGATTGTATTTGTTTTCAAACGCAATGAAGTCAGGGAACGCAGCAATGATTGTGCGTTGCTTGCCATCTAATGCACTAGTCAAACTGAGTGCGATCTTCATTCTTTACCTCCGCAGGTAAGGGATTGGATTATTGAAATTAGCCGTTGGTGCCAGTCTTGGTGATTGCACCAGAGATGGGATACGAGATTGAGACGGTGGCCAGGTCACCTATGGCACCATTCACGGGTGTCCAACTTGTAGGCAGAACACTAAATGCATACTGAGGCGATGTAGAGCTAGCAGCAGCAGTGCCGTTTGGCTTCACTGTCATCGGTACAGCAGTACCAGCAGTGAACGCATCCCAGAACAACTTCTCAATCGTTGGGTAATCCTGTTGCAACTCAAGCGTGATTGAGTTATCAATCATGCCCTGGATGCGAGTCATCGCTGACGATCCCATTGCCGAGGTCACAACTTCATTGGCTGTTGTAGACAGAGTGATGCTTGTGACGTATGCGCTGATATCGGTTGCAGCAGTACCGAAGGTCACTGCCACGTTTGTGAGAACTTGCTTTGCCATGATGTCTGCTCCTGCCTATCGGCGTTCGAGTTGATGTCTGCTCGGCTGAGCCGATGCGATAACACTACACGCCACAACGCACACTCGGCAAGGGGTCAGGCATACACCGTGACAACGAAGTCAATCGCCAAATAGGTAGCGTCGTTCGCTTCAAGGGTAGAGATGTTGTTTGCAGACTCAACAATCAAATCTTGTACAACACCACCCAAAGTCCGATCCGACTCAATCGCCTGACGAATAGAAGTTGCACCCTTATATGACAAATACCCATCCAACAAAGTTTGTGCAGTACGCTCAGCCGAACGACCCACCACAACACTGATCGTGAACTTATGGGTAATCAAACCCCCACCCATAGCCCCGTTGTACTGAATACTATCCAGCAACGGCCAAGCGAACGGGGTGTTCACATTGTCAGGCTGATAGGCGTAAGCGCGAAGACCTGACACGGTTGCCAGGTTCGCAGCCAAACCAGTTTTGATCTGGGAGACGGTAGTGGCTGAACTCATGCGAATAGACGCATGCGTCGGTACGGCTCGACGAGCTGTGCCACGTCAGGGTCAAGCGCACGGCTCACCCTGATTGCACCCATGTCACCGAAACCTGCGACACCCAACGGACTGTCATATCGTTTGAACAATCTTGAAGCCTGAATGATTGTTGCCTGCGTGACCGGCTCAGGGACAGACGGCCAACCAAAGATTGCTGTCACTTGCACCAACGCTTGCGAACCATAGTTGGCATTCACGTTCGGAAACAGGTAGTCGCCCACAGCACGAATCTTGTCGTATGACCAAGTTAGCCCGTCAAGGTTTCCGTTCAATGGCTCCAACTGATAATCGGTCACAGTCCAAGTCACATCAAATACACCATCAGCAAGTGAAGAAGTTTTGAGTGTGAGTGCTGTTCCAGCGATGTCATCTATCGAGCAGTAGTAGTCATCTTCGGCTGTGTACACCCGTGATGTTGCTGAACCGACAGACCAAAACTTGCGGTTGCAATAACCATCAATGAGACGTGATGCAGCTCCGGCACAGTTGTCAATGAGTTCGTCATCAATCGTGTCAGCCGTACCAATGCGCAACGCTGCTTTGATTTGGTTGCGTGTGGAATAGCCGTTGGTGATTGCCATAGTGTTCCAATCCTAGTTTATTGACGCGGCTCCACGATACTGCGTACCTTCCAAACTGTAGTTGATAAACGGATTCAACGAATAGACCTGACATCCGTACATCTCAAACAGGCGTTGCTTCATGTCTCGAAGGTGCAACTCATACAGCTCCCAAGGATGCTCACCCTGCACATACCCTTCAACCCGTTCAGCACCACCCAAAGTTCCACAATCAGCACCAACCAATACAATGAACTTCGCACCAAGATATGCAGCCAAGTGCATCGCACCATGAATACCAGATGAGCCGATGACCAGCGAATTGTCGAGCGTAGGCCAATCCTTGCCGGAAGGATCGAACGATCCACCAGGACGACCAGTGGTTGTTGGGAATGTGACAATCTTCGGCATGAACCCTAAGAACTCTGCATCAGTGCCATGCTCCCGTTGAGGAGTGAACACAGCCACCGTCTCATCCAACCGTGCTTCCTTCACAGCATCACCGTGATAATGGCTGAACACGTAATACCTACCCAATCCAAAGACTGATCCAGCAAAGTTTGTTGCCACACAAATCTTGTCATCAAAGAAACTCGGTGCCAGATAATTCAACGTGGCACCAGAACCAAACACATAAATCGTCTCACCATCATGCACACCCTGATAGTCAACTAATCCCACCCCAACTCCCTTCGACGCTTCAAATCCCAAGCCCCAGCGTCAGGAACACCTGACTGCCAACGCAACGCATGCAACGAACCATTCTCTTGGAAACTGCGCTGATTCTTATCAGCCAACGATTCATCCGATCTGATCGTTGAAGAATTGTCGTGAATGATGCCAGCCTCAGAAATCTTGACATCAACATTGATCCGACGCGCACGATCCTCAAAATCATTATCCTCAAAATATGCAGGCACATAACATTCACTAAACAAACCAACCCGTTCAACCACACCAGCACCCACCCACGCACACGACCAAGCCGGCATCGCACTAGTCAACGTGATTGAGTCAGGTTCACAATCTTTGTAGAACGCTTCTAGTTGACCTGGTTCAAAGAACGCATCCGAGTTCAACAGAATCCAACCATCAGCATGAGGTGTTGACTTGATACCAAGATTCCATGATGGTGCCACACCAAGGTTCGTTGGCATCCTCCACAGATACCAGTTCTGAATGTGTTGCCAAGGCGCAGTCCACGCCAACATGTCAGCGTCGTACCCATCACCGTTGTCAATGATGATCAGCCGCTCAACGGGATAGTCCACCGAGCGGATCGCCCGTTCCATCAAGTCATACCTGTTCAGGACGGGGATGATGATGACTGGCACCATTCTGACAACCCTTTCATCACAGGCTTCCAATGAGCGTCCCAGACGCGATCAGCGTCGTATGGGGCTGCAAAGTCCACAGCCACCTTGTCAACGCCTCTAGGCGCATCGTAGGACTCTTTCAAGGCATCCACAAGGGAACCCACTTGAGGTGTGCAGAACCACGACTTCTGATGATTATCCCAGAACGGTTGCACCTCCACAGCCCAGCCACTTCCGACCAACTCCGGCTGAGCAGTGAAGTCCGAAACAATCACCCTGGTGCCACACGCCTGCGCCTCAATCACAGCCAAACCGAAACCCTCACCCATAGATGCCGACAACAACACATCAGCTGACGCATACATCATCGCCACAGCCTGCTGAGGAAACCCAGTCCGATACGCATACTGATCAACAAACTTGTATTGATCCTCACGAATCCCACACGCAGCCAACAACGCCACCAAGTTCACCCCGCCCATCGCCCCATCCTTCTCCGTGTGGAGATACAACATTGCGTCAGGTCGAGTTTGTGCGAAGATACCGAACGCCAACAGATTCTCTGAGAACGACTTGCGCGAAGGACTCGCACCCTTGTTCGCTGCGTTCATCATCACCACAAACTTGTCGTCAGGAATGCCCATCAGTTCACGACCTGTGAAGTGACGATCACCATTCACAAACTTTGTTGTCGGACTGAACACAGACTCAATGCCATGCGGAGCGTAGAAACATTCCACGTCAGAGTTATTCAACATCTTCTGACCAAACAACGACATCGCAATCGGCTTCACGTTCGGACGGTTGCACCATTCAACAACATCTAACGGACAAGGCGCATGATCAATCGGAACCCACGACGCAATGTTCGGCACCAGTTTCAACGACTCAGACTTCAACGGCCACACATCAAACAAAGTCATCAACAACGGTTTTAGATTCTGATTGCCGTTCGCCCAGTCCATCCAATGCGCAACCATCACATCATCGGAATAAGGTGCCATCCCACGTGGATACATTTTGATTCCATTCCAATTAGACGAAACTCCTTCGAGTCCGTACATTGCATGGATCGCTACTTCGTGACCTTCTTTGATGAGCCTTGGGACGGCTTGCGCTGTTTGCGTACCGTAGCCGGTGGGGACGAATGGTGCGTTTGAATACCAGAGGATGCGAAGTGCATCGGCATTGGTAGGTCTGCCACTTCTGGCAAGTGTGCTATTCCCCGATGCAACAGAATCTCGGCTTCGAGGTCTGGTAGTTCTACCGGTGTGTTCTTGACGATTACGAGCATTGCCCACTTCCTTCTCCTTCGCAGATCGCAGGGGGAAATAGAAATAGGGTCGCCGCGCCCTGCGTGTTCGCGACGACCCTAAGCCTAGGGGAATTATGGGATGTCAAGGGGCAAGCCCCTCAAGCCTTATGGCTGGAGGAGATGCTTGACGTGTGATGTTTGTGGCAAGTTGCCGTCAACACGCCATGTGGCGCGGAAGGTAACAAGACCAGCGTTGAAGGCGTAATCGTCTGAACGATCCAACTTCAATCCACCAACGGTGCGCACGTAGTACGAAGGCAAGTGACCGACGATCACAGACTTTGTTCCAGTGGCCACGTTGACCATGTTTGGGTTCTCGTAGATTGGCTTGCCCAAGAGCATGTCTGGGGAGTCCATTGAAAGAGCTGGCTGGAACACATAGTTTCCTGCGGTGTCCTTCAACTTGCGAACTTTGCCAACCGAGTTGCCGTTCATCATCCAACCAACACCTGGAAGGTTGCGAGCTGCACCATCCAAAGAGTAGAGAAGGTCGATGAGTTCATCGGCTGTGAATGCGGTTGCTGTGCCTGCGGTGCCGCCAACAGACGATGCTGCGACAATACCCTTTGGCTGATTCGTGCCTGAACCAACAGTCAATGCTGAACCAACTGCGTAGCCCAATGCGTTGCCTGTCATTTGAGCCAAGAAGCCCAAGATATCAACACCAGAATCCTCGATCAACTCTGTTGTGAGCTGGGTGAGGAACGAGTACTTGTAAGCACTCAAGGTGATGAACGAGTTGAACTGCATGTCGGACTCGGAGATTGCTGTGCCTTCGCCAGGCAGTGCTGCTGTTGACCAGCTGAACTGCGATGGGATTTGCAAGTTCTCGCCACCAGCAGTGTTCAACACTGTTGACGTTGCAAGAACAGGAGCAACCAAACGTGCCTGTGCAATCACTTGATTGTAGAACGAGGTTGGAACTGGTGCGCCAGCTGAACCCTTGGTGATGTCACGACGCTCAAACGAGTGCGAACGAACGTCGCCCTTGATGAGTGCGCGGATCATTGCCACGTCTTCTTGAACTGGTGCTGCTGCAACAGGACGAACCTGGTCTGCAATCTCACGGGTTGCTGCGTCCATGCGAAGTTCGCGTGATTCATCTTCACGGAGTTTTGCGATGGTTGCTGCGCGCTCATTCAGTTCGTCGTTGAGACGGCTGTAGGTCTGTTCTTCTTCTGCTGAGAGGTCACGCTTTTCGGCTGTGGCTACGTCGATGATTGCTTTGGCTTGGTGCCAGGCTTGCTGACGAATCTCAACTTGACGGTCTAGATATTCTTTCATGGTTTGATTCTGCTTTCGGATTGTTGTGAATGGGGATACGCAGGGAGGTACTACTTCTCAACCTGATGCGGCTCCGCATACAGCAACAAGGTTGACGGCTCCGTCAACGATGCAGTGAACAGATGTTAGGCGATGGTCTTCAATAAATCAAGGTGCTTCGCCATCACACCTAGACGAGCTGGTGCGGTGTCTTGCACCGGTTCAAGTTTGGCGACAGTTTCACGCAACAACATTGCATGATCTTGCGACAATGTTTGACCTGCTTCGAGTGTCGTGATCGCTGCTGCGAGCTGATCCGCGTCAATTCCTGTGCGAGTAGAGAGTGCATCTAACGAGCGTACAGTTGCAGTCGTTGCTGTGTATGCAGGAAATCCTGTGACAACGCTCACCTCGAACAGTTTGATCTGACGAAGTTCACGCGACTGACCATCATCAGACCACATATCGCCACCAGAAGGAACGGTGAATCCGAACGACATCGAGTTCACATCACCACGTTGCATCAAGACTGAAAGGTCACGACCAATCGTGGTGTCAGGCAACGATGCGTCAACGAGCAAGCCTTTGGAATCTTCAGATAGTCGCAGTGTTTTCGCACGGGTTGTGGCAAGGAGCATGTTTGAATCGTGGTTCATGTACATGCGCACATTGTTCTTTGATTTGAGTGACCGTGCGAATGCGCCTGGTGCGATTCGTTCTGTGAATGGCAACGGTTCTGAAGGCGAGTTGAACACTGCTGCATATCCTGTGAACGACATGCCGTTGCCTTGTGGATCAGCACGAAGTTCAAAGTCGTTTGATGTGATGCGACGAGTTTCAACCTTTTCTTCCATAGGCGCAATGTTAGCCCAATCATCTGAGCGTGTGCGATGGAACGAGAACGATCTATTTTGATCTGCTTTGATTGCTTCAGCCTTTCCCATAAACCAATCCATCGCAGGTTTCGGATCAAGTGGATTGATGCCCCACAAATAGAACGCCACAGCACCGGCACCAGGGAACTCTTTATCATCAGCATTTGAGTTCTTCGTTGCATCCAAGTCCACAAGATGTCTTGCACCCCAAGCGTTTGCACGAATCACTTTGTCTTCGCTGATGTCACCACGCGCCATGTCCCGTGCCTCACGCACAGTTCGATCCACCAAACCATCACCAGCCAAGCCTTGCCCGTAATAGTCCAAACCTTTGCGAGCAGCTGCACGAATATAGGCAGGCACATCCAAAGACACTTGACGAATTGAAGGCACCTCATCAGCCTTGATTGTTTTCGGGTCTTTTGTTGCGATGCCTAGTGATGCATACGCACGTCGAGCAGCAGCATCGTTATCAATCGCCAACTTGACAGGGTTTTCTTGAAGTATGTCAGCAGCCGTTTGCTTCTTGTATTCGGCAGTAGGGATGCTCATATCTTCGTTGAATTGGATATCGTTGAATTGAACACCAGCATCAGCCAACTCTTGCATCGTTTTTTCTTGATCAGACTCAGGACGACCAGTGACAATGTAGATGTAATAATCGGGATACAACGAGTTGA